GCGCACCCTGTTATCACCGGCTGTACGATATTGCAGGTCGTATCTGTCGCCGTCCTGCTCGAAGTCATGCCACCTGACGGCCATCTGCGAGGCCGCCACCGCGTGGTGATATTCGGCCTGCAGCCAGTTGTGGTTATAGCGCTCGTTAATCTTGGCTACGTCATCGTAAAACTTGTCGAATGGCCGGACGTTCCCTTTGTCATCGACAAGGGACAGGCCCACCTCTTTGAGTGAGTGGTATGTTTTGAAACCGGAAAATACGAAAGCATTGTTCTCAAGCGCCGCCGTAAGTTCTCCAGGAGTACTTTGGGTGATGCTTTCGGAGATGGCTTTTTGCAAAACATTATATGTATGCCGAATCACGTCACGCACAGGCTTCTCTTTAAGCATCCCGGCAGTGAAGCCACCCCTTTCGCGTACCAGTTCAGCCGCACATCTGAAAGCCTCATCATCGAATGCAGGCATGCTGTCGCCCTGTTTGGCGGTAAGCGCATCGCCATGCGGAGAATATAACCCATCGACGGCTTTTCGTAGCCCCGAGTAGTGTATTCTATCGGGGCTCAGTCGAAAAAACCGGCGGACATGTCAGTAACAGAGCCGAGGCCGAGAATAGGCTTGTCGACCACATCTATGCCGAACTTGCTCTTGAGATAGTCGTTAGGGACGTCCTTGTACGGCAAAACCTCCGTAACCATTTTCCACAACTTCTCAGGGTCTTCTTCTTTGTCATAAGTGAACGTCAGACCCTTCGGCAGATAACCTATCTGCACCAAAGCAGGGATAATGACACTATTACAGTAGTTCTCCACCATCACCCTGTCGGCGGCGGTCAGGTTGTCGCGCAGACGCATCGACGACTCCTCTTTAGACCGGTTGCCATTGACGGTATCCTGACCGAGTACTGCTCCGGATATGAGCATGGATATCTCGGTATTACACAGGTTTATGAGATTACGGTAAACATCGCCGTTGGTATTGGCGCTTTGGGCGAACTCGAATACCTCGGACTCGTCGATGACAAACCATGCGGCGGTACCCATATCGCGCATCATTGTCTCAGCTCGAGCGAGCATCTCGGGATCTTGAGTATTAGTCTTGAGATAACGGGGCGGAATGCCGTATATCTCGCACAACTCCGACCAGCACGACTGGGCGAAGCGCTTGAATAGCACGTGCGGAATGGCCTTATTGAGAAGTCCGTAATCGTGTTGTCCTCCGAATTCGAGCAACCACACGCCGAACTCGTGGGTATCGCGATAGCGGACACCGGCGGTGTCGCTCTGGTCGTATAGTAGTAGCCCTTTTTCCGGCACCACATTGGTGCGCGGGATGAGACCTACATGTATCTCGCCATTTTGTGGTGTGGTTATCTCAATAAGGGTGTGTCCGTAGAGAATGCTGTCGAAACAGTGGCCTATCAGCTCCGTCATCCATGGCGTTTTGAGTAGCTCAGTCTCCTGTACGACTTCACCGTCACGCCTTAGTGAGAACGGCGTTGCCAATAGACTGTTTCGTCGTAAATCCACCTGCGAAGCGAGCAGTGCGTCGGTCATTACATCATTCTGTAATTGTACTAACTTGACGCGCTTGGGATTATCGACATTGTCAGCGGCCTTAAGAGCGGACTGCCATGTGCTTATATCGGCTCGTGTTCGGCTGATAGTCCGAGGAATGAGTCGCGGGGTGTATCCGTCTCTACGTACAGCCGTTTTAGCGGGAGCTTTTTGCGACTCGCCATCGCCGAGGGCCAAGCGAACTAATGAGCTAAATGTGTCTTTAAATGCCATTATAACGACGCTTTTAATTGTTTAATAATCGTGGTGAAACTTCGCCCGGCTACCCATCTTAATGCGTGAAACAACCTCTCCGGAGTCATCGATTCTGAGGGGTAAGTCGGGGGCGATCTGCTTTTTGGATATTCTTGAAAGCCATGTTATGGCATTGTCGTAGTAGACTTTTAGTCGTTCGAAAATCATGTCGGCATTCGACAGCCTGACAAGATACCATACGGCCATGCTCTTTATGTGCTCTACCAGCAGGACGTTACGTTCCGCGCCTGTGGTCGAGAATATCTTATCCGTGTCATACTGCGGTTTGAGATAGCCGATAGCCTCCTCCATGGCGGCCATTATGGCTTGATCTATTGTCTCGGGATCATCGGTTATCTGATCGAGCTGCCAGTCGTAAATGACCGACATCAATTCTGACTGCGTTATAAACATCACCAGTGACGATTGTGCCGCTCTCCGAACCTATATGAAGATGCGTCGGATGAATTGCGACGGTTTAACAAGAATATCGCTCCCTCAAGAGCATCGGGGGCGTCATCATGAGCGCGTGAGCCTTTCTGAAACATCAGCAACTGTTCTACGAGCACGCTCATGCCCGGACTCTCCCTCTCTCGTTCGTTGAATACCACCAAGCCTCTTTCGAATAGCGGTTGAAGCGCCTCAATACGAGCGAATTTGTCGGGCTTCCTGCGCTTATCTCCGAGCAATGGCATCTGCATGCCGCATGCTGCACCTGCCTTGCGGAACTCGTCGAGTATCAGATCTTGGATAAAGTTCGCCTCCATCCAGTAACGCACAGGTACGCGCCCGGCAACCCATTTGTGAATACTGTAATGCCACCCTACCAGTCTGCTGATGGTTGTCTGCGCGGCGAACACTTTCAACACATGGAAGATGCCCTCATGAGTCTTTCCTAACAGGACAGTGGCTTTGTAGTCATTGACCGTACCGCTCTTGAAAGACGGGTCGGTATAGCACACGAGCGAGCGATACTTGTGCAGTTCGAGCATCTTGCCGTAGCGAATATCGTTTTCTCGGAACACAGACCCCTCGACCTGAGGATCATTCATGTATTCCTTGGCAAACATCCGCTCCCCCATCGTAGTGCGAAGTCTCCTTATTTCATCTATCGAATAGTTCTCGGGCCACGACGGTCGCCCCTTGGAATCGAGGGCGTTGACACGCACATGATGCACTCCCGGGCGCGCTATGTATCGGGTCAGCACACTGTCCTTTCCTATGCGGTTACCAACCATGACGAACCGGCCACGACCCATAGCCATAGCGCCTATCAGTGCCGACATCGTCCACTCGAAAGTATCTCTTACCCTCGTAGGATTACGGACCAGTATGTCGTCGTCGATATCGTCGATACCGATATAGTCGGGGCGTTGTCCTCTGTTTTTAAGGCCTCGCGGCGACTGCCCGCGACCTATAGACACGAACGTACAACCCTGTGCTGTAGTGAAGCGACCCGAAGCCCAGTCCCCAGCCTTGAGCTGAGGGCCGAAGTCGGCAACAAAAAGTTCATTGCTCTCGAGCTCGGCCTGTATGTCCTGTAAAAGCCCGGTGGCCGCATCTTGGCTCTTGCTCGCCAATACCATCATATTGACCTGTCGGGGACTCTGAATCATGAGCCACAGCGGAACCAACAGACACAAGTGCGTACTTTTAGCATGCCCTCGCGGCCACTCGAATGCGGCGCGACCATCTGGATGGTGCAATATCCATTCGGCCGCCGCTATCTGGAACTTTGCTGATTGGCACTTGGCCAGATGGGGAAAATACGTTTTTACAAAATAATCGTAGTTCTTGCGTGCCCTCTCGATACGAGACTTACGTTCCGTTTCAGTGTCGCCCCTCAGATATCCGGTGGATGAGACGAGCGCTTTGCGTTGCTCCCACCTGTCCCATAACTCCTTACTGATTCTCGGCATTGCGACGATATAAAATGAACTTATCCTGTAAGCCTGTTATCAATTCTATAAGTTCTGGGGTTATCCGATCGTCGGTCAGCGACTCTTTTTCCAACCACGACCCGAACGCTATAAACGCATATATCAGATCGTCAATGCCGGCCTCTCTCTTGAATGATTTGAGTTGTCGCGTTATCTTGGCGAATGCAGCAGGGTTGAAGTCTTCGCCCGCTTCAAGCATATCGTTGAGCTTGGCCAACAGTTTGTTCGCTATCTGTTCCGGCGAGATGTTGCGGGCCGCTCGCTTGGCTTCCCATCCGCCTGACTGTACCCAGTTAGATATTGTCGATTCGGTAATACCCACCTTTCGGGCTACCTCTTTTTGTGTCGCCCCATCCATATATAACAGTTGGGCATAGTCGTATTTTTCCGGATTTCGTGTTTTGAAAT